TAATGTAAGCCAGTCGGGTAGAGCGGGAATTGCAGCTAAAAAATACGCCCCAGATACTCCAGAAGCTAAAAATAAATTCCCCGCGATGTCTGTAGATGGAAATTACGTTCCAGACAGAAATGTTCTTAATGAAATGGACGATACCGTAGTACAAATAGGAACTAATCCTATGAACTTACACCTATTTGTAGATATGGCTACAGGACAGGCAGTAGAGAGCGCAGAGATAGCTACCGTTATTGGGGATAGAGCTTTTGCTAAAGGAGTGACGTATATGAAAAAAGCTAATGCCCCAAAGCCTAAAGCTGCTTCTGACGGTACAGAACTTCCAAGCGAAGTTAGATATAAGTTTAACAGAGGTGGCTTGGTTACGGCTCTACACTAAGATCGTAATCATAAAACCTTTTCTTACCTGTGGCGTTAGTTCCCAGCGCATTATCAAGCATTTTGCTGAGTAATTCTATGTGCAACTCGGACTTAGCTGGAATATCAGAGTTTTTTGGTAAGGCGTATTTAACAGCCTTGTAGATTTCATCCAGTAGACGCTCTTTGTTTTCTAAATCAATTACATCACTCATAGCACCTAGCTATTACATTTACTAACCGCTTGCAAGGAAATTTTATGAGCGAACAAGCTGAATACGAAAAGTACTTAGGTGACCTTTTTGAGATGGAGCAGAAGTACTTACGAGAACGCTACCCCGAAGACTTTGAGGAACAGGACCGGCTGGATGCCTTAGAGGACGCTAGAGATGAAGACGGCAACGTAACCTTTAGAGATGTTGCGAAGCTAGGTCTCATGGGCGTGATGCTAGGCGGTCAGAAGCTAGGATTCAACATGGGTCCGGTCTGGGAGTCGATTAAGGGCAAGGGCTTTGCACTAGGCGGCTTAGCTACCGCCACTAAAGGAATTACCACACAAGAGGGAAAAGACATGGCAGCTAAGAAATTTCAAAGGGATGACGCTAAGGCAGACACCAACGAAGACGGCGAACTATCTACCCGTGAGAAGGAAGTGGCCGAAGCTGTACAGAAAAACGAACTGGTAGAGATGTACCACGGCGGTATGGCTTGTGGCTGCGAGGGAGACTGTGACGGCTCTTGTGGCGGTATGATGGACGGCATCATGGGCTATGACGAAGTCTCTGGTAATCCTATTCCTATTGGCTCTCACGCAGAGAATGTACGCGACGATATAGACGCCAAGCTGAGTACAGACGAATACGTCTTACCGGCTCACGTAGTTAAGTGGCACGGGCTGAAGCACATTCAAATGATGCAGTCCGAAGCAGAGATGGGTCTGATGTCTATGCAGATGTCTGGACTAATCCAACACGCAGAAATGTCTGAAGCTGAAGTAGTGGAAGACGAAGAAATCGATGAATCCGAAGAGGATATCGATATTGAGGTAGCTACCGTTGAGGTGGATGACCTTCTTGATGACGAAGAGGCCTACGAAAAGGAAGCCTCCTCAACATCTAAACTCCCCGGAATGCTGAAAAAACAGAAATATGCATTCGCAATTTAATCTGGATACCCGAATATTATCGGACCCATAAGGAAACATTATGCAGAAGCAAAAGTATAGTCGCACACCTGAAGCGGAAGATGAATTAACATACAGCCAAGAGATGGCACAACAGCAACCTACTGAGCAATTGAATGCTGAAGAGGAAAGCTACAAGAAACGCTATCAGGACATACAACGTCATATTCAGACGGTGCGTGATCAGAAGGATCAAGAATTAGCCGCAGTTAAAAAGCAGCTAGATGATGCCACCCGTAAGCAGATACGCTTCCCTAAGACTGATGCGGAAGTAGAGGCATGGTCTAACCGCTACCCAGATGTCGCTAAGATAGTCGATACCATTGCTCGTAAGCGAGCTAACGAGGCCTTACAGCAAGGTGAGCAGCGTCTTAAAAAGGTAGAGAACTTTGAGAAGTCTCTCCACCGCCAGACCGCAGAGCAACAGCTTATGCAATTACACCCTGACTTTGCTCAGATCCGGTCTGATCCTAAGTTCCATGAGTGGGTGGCTCTACAGCCGTCTGCCATGCAGGACAGTGTATATAAGAATAATACTGACGCTACTTGGGCCTCCCGTACAATTGATTTGTACAAGGCCGATACAGGTAAGCGGCGGTCTTCTAAGTCGGCTGCTCAGGCTGTTGGACGTACATCGTCCTCTGCACCAGCTACAGGCGGTAAAGCCACCTTCTCAGAAAGCATGGTACAGGCAATGTCTGACCGCGAGTACGAGGCTAATGAAGAAGCTATCAATGCGTCTATCTCCTCTGGAACATTCGCATACGACATTTCTGGCGCTGCCAGATAAAAAAAGCCGTAGGCTTGGGTTGACAACTAAGCCACTTAACTATAGCCTACGGCTGCGCCCTTGAGGGTGCAGTACCATAGTAATTAACTATTGTAATAACTACGTCAATGTGTTATAATGAAACCATTGATTTCATAGATGTAGGCCACTCTTAGAGAGTATACCCCGCATCTCCCTCCCAGATAATAGATACAAAGTCTACCAGTGCGTTAGACCCGCTATTAGCGATACTCTAATCAAGCTGACACTGTTGTTTAATTGTCTGATCTAGCTGCTTCTAGAATTATTTAATCATTTTATTAATCACACAATTACGTGTGCCTAGAAGTTTATTTTAAGCCATTTCATACAAGGATTTTAAAGCAATGGCATTTCCAAAGGCATCAGGTTATTCTAACCTCAATTCGGGCAATTTCAGCCCAGTAATCTACTCGAAAAAGGTCCAGAAGGCTCTGAGGAAGGCGTCTGTAGTAGAGTCAGTAACTAACACTGACTACGCTGGAGAAATCGCTAACTTCGGTGACTCTGTAAAAATCATTAAAGAACCAGATATCACTATCACTACATATGAACGTGGTACGACACTGGCTACTCAGGATCTTACAGACGTTGACTTCACTATGGTTGTTGATCAGGCCAACTACTTCCAGTTCGCTATCGACGATATTGAAGAGGCGCACTCGCATGTTTCATTCGGTGATCTTGCAAGTGACCGTGCTGGATACAAACTGCGTGATACATTTGATGCAGAAGTACTTGGCTACCTATCAGGTTGGAAGACACCATCCTCATGGGCGCGGCGTTCAGCATCTGGCGATATCAACGGTACTAAAGCAGATACCAACGCTGGTAATGACGAAATGTTGGCAGCTAACAAGCTGGACATCACAACATTCGGTGGTAGCGATCTTGGTGTAGACGGTGAAGTTACATCTATCCCAATTGCTGTTGGCGGTGGTGCTGGTGGTATCACTTCTCCATTGGCAATCCTAAACCGTATTGCACGGCAGATGGATCAGGCTAACGTAGACACAGATGGACGCTGGGTAGTAATCGATCCGGTATTCGCTGAAGTGTTAATGGACGAGTCTAGTAAGCTTATTAACGCTGACTTCGGTGGCGGTGATGAGTTGCGTAACGGACGCTTGCCCGGAACGCTTCGTGGGTTCTCAATCTACAAGTCTAACAACCTTCCATACTTAGGTACTGGTGCTGGAACAGCCGCTTCTGCGGGTTCTGAAACCAACTTCGGTGTGATGGTTGCTGGTCACGCATCTGCGGTAGCTACGGCTCAACAGATTGCTAAGACTGAGACTTTCCGTTCGCCTACTACCTTTGCAGACATCGTGCGCGGCATGAGTCTCTATGGGCGCAAGATTCTTCGCCCAGAAGCGTTGTTCACAGCGAACTACAACCTCGCATAAGACTACTGAGGGGCTGGTCATATACTGGCCCCTCACTCCATTGAGGGTGTTTCATGCCAACTACTTATATTGATCTATGTAACCAGACTCTTCGCCGCTTAAATGAGGTGGAGATTGCTGAGGCCGACTTCGGGTCGGTACGTGGCGTTCAGGCGCTTGTTAAGGATGCGGTTAAAGCTGCGGTTGCAAAAATCAATCAGGCTGAGTTTGGTTGGCCTTTTAATGCGGCAGAGCATACTCAGACATTAGTAGTGGGTCAGGAAGAATACACTTGGCCGCAATACTACAAAGTAGCTGACTGGAACAGCTTCCAAATTCAAGAAGATAGTAGCCTTGGCTCTAGCTTTAAAGCGCTAAAGGTAATCGATACTGATGAGTGGTATTCTTCTTATCGGGATGATGATTATGCCGCTGGATCTTCAGGACGCAACATTCCTGACTTCGTCTTTCAGGGTCACGGTAACGGCTATGGGGTTAGTCCATCACCCAACAAAGCATACACTCTAAAATTCCGATACTTTATGAATTATTCTGATATCACAAATGCAACTGATGTCACCCGTATACCAGAGAGCTACGACACCGTTTTAATCGACGGTGCGCTTTACCACATGAATATGTTTAAGGACAATCTGGAGGCTGCTCAGGCTGCGTTTGCAGCCTTTGAGAAGGGGATTAAAGACCTACAGACCCTCTACATAAATAACGAAATATATATACGCGATACGCGGATTAGATATTAATGCCAGATCAAATACAGTCCTTTAAATTAGTCTGTAGCGGCGGTCTAAATAGTAACGAAAATCACTTAGACTTATCGGACAACAGTCCGGGCGCTGCTACCAGATTAGTTAACTACGAGCCGTCATTGTTTGGCGGCTATAGACGTATTGAAGGCTATGATGATTACGACAGCGACTATGGCGAGGTAACTGTAGCCGGTCAGACAACAGGTCAGGGTAAAGTACTTGGCCTAGCAATTTTCAAAGATGATGTAACTAATTCCACTAAGATTATTGCAGCACGGCAAGATGCTGGCGGTACAGACTATAGCTTTTATTACTACACTGCTTACATTGGCTGGCGTAAGTTTACTCTAGATCATTCCGTCACCAGACCCATGACCCTCAACGGGCTTACGGTAAGCAAACTACGTCACGCCGTATTTAACTTTGGTACAGGCAATCATATTATATTTGCTGACGGAGTTAATCCTGCCATTGTATTTAATGGTGCAAATTGGAAAGAGATTAAGTCTTCACATGCGGGTGGGTATGACGCAGCTAACAATACGGCTGGTGGAGATCAGGCACTTAATGCTCCTGCGCTTGTAGACGTATTTGAGAACCATGTGTTCCTATCAGGGCATGAAGCTACTAGAGCGGCTGTAGCCCATAGCGCACCTAATGATGCTTATACATGGACTGTAGCGGCTGGCGGCGGCCAGATAGCGGCTGGCTTTGATGTTGTTCAAATCAAACCGTTTCGTGATGACTTATTCGTATTTGGCGACAACTCAATTAAGAAGATTAATGTAAATCCTTCTAATGAGTTTGCTCTAACTCAGGTTACAGCTAACGTGGGTTGCGTTGCCCGTGACAGTGTACTTGAAATCGGCGGGGATCTTATGTTCCTTGCACCAGATGGTTTCAGACCCGTGGCAGGTACATCTAGAATTGGTGACGTGGAACTTGAAACCGTTAGTAAGCCAATCCAAGCCACACTTGTAGACATTATTGCTAACGAAGATATGGATACGCTTAACGGCGTTGTTATCAGGTCAAAGTCTCAGATACGTTACTTCATTGGCGATACATCAAAAGATGCCTCAGACAGTATCGGTATTATTGGTGGCCTGACAAATAACTCAGGATCGATTGGTTGGGAATTTGGTGAGTTATTAGGTATCAGAGCATCGTGCTGTACTAGCGGGTACATAGGTACATCTGAGTTAATTCTTCACGCAGACTATGATGGTAAAGTATACAAGCAAGAACACGGCACAAGCTTTAACGGCGGGGATATCGTATCGATATACGCCACACCTTATCTAGACTTCGGAGAGACAGAGCAGCGCAAAGTAATGCGTAAGATTAATACCTTTATTCGTGGCGAAGGTCCGTTTGAGATGCTTCTGTCCATGACATACGATTGGGGTGACGGGGCAACACCAACTCCAGCAACTTACTCACAATCATCGACAGGCGCACCTACACGCTACGGCGGTAGAAACATTTCTTATAACGCAACCAACGTACTTTATGGCGGCTCATCAAAGCCGATTATGACCAGTGATATTCAAGGGTCAGGTTTTGCTGCACAGGCCACTTTTGTGACTGTTGGGCAGACAGAACCGTTTTCTATCCAAGGAATGGTCTTTGAATTTACCACGGCAGGGAGAAGATAACAGATGGCAGGTTACACACGGCAGTCTACTGGTTCGATTATTAACGGATCACCGATTACTGCACCCCCGCTAAACTCAGAGTTTAACCAAGTAGCGGCTGCATTTAATGCTACTTCAGGCCACTCGCATGACGGGTCTACGGGTAATTCTCCTAAAATTAATTTGGCTACTTCTGTGTCTGGTTACCTGCCAGCCGTACACGGCGGTATTGGCGGTAAGAATAAACTGGATGCCACAACCACGCCTATCGTAACTAATGATAACTCAGAAGGCTATGCTCCGGGGTCTTTGTGGGAAGATACCACTACTGGTCGTATATACATTTGTGTAGGAAACAGCACTGGTGCAGCCGTATGGCGTGAACTGGTACAAGTCAATTCTGGTACAGCTATCCTACCCGCAGCCACTGATACTGTGGACTTGGGTAATAACAGCACCCGCTTTCAGGATTTGTTCCTCAGTGGTGGTATTTCAGCCTCTGGTAACGTAGCCGCTGGTGGTACTCTAAACATCACAGGAGCAACGGCTCTTGGCTCTACGCTTGGCGTCACGGGCGATACCACACTGGTTAATCTGTCGGCTACTGGCACAACAACAATTACATCTATCGATTTAA